TTACCATTTGCGCCCTGGGCGGTAGATCTTTTATCCAAGGCCATCTCTCTAGTAATTCTTCCTGGACAATCTTTATATCGTTGCCCAGGAGAATCATCGCTTCATCTTCAGAGATACCTCTATCATCTAAATTGCGACCTACGCCGATCGTGTTCTTGCCACTCGTGCATTTGTAAAGCTGAGTTTTCATACCTTCAAACTCTATAAGGTGTGCGGTAAGTTCTTTAATCATCTTTAGAGTTAGACGCGCCAAAATAAAAAGAAATTATTGCAGAAGCTAGTCCACCTAAATAACCTAGTACCAGGTTAATAAGTGCTTCTGAATTTTGTTCTGGTGGTTGTAGTGTCACTAAGAATATGTAACCCAAAAAACCGCAGATAACTAATATACCAACAAGCTTGCTTGTCCAATCTTTAGAGAATGTAGATCTAGCGTTTTGTATATCTGCTGTCTCCAGGGCAAATAGATCCACGTCTAGTTCTTTCATCTTAACTTCAAAATCATTGTCTATCTTTTTAAGATCTGCAAGTTGCTCAGGCGTGGCGTTCTGCACAGCTTTTTCAACATCTTTTGGAGTGTTCTTGCATCCCAACGCCTGAGAAACCATATTCATTGCCATGTTGCCCATTGGGCCACCGAGGGCAGTACCTATAGTTGGTGCTACAGCACCAATGACACCTTTGAGTAAATCTTTCATGCGTCAATTTGTAAGTTGCAATTTAAAGAAGTCAATTACTAAGATCCTTGGTTGATAGTGATTATATTGTCGTTACCACCGTTAACTTTCACGGTGTTCTGTACCTCATTCTGCAAAAGATTTAACGTATACGCGCTTCCTCCATCTATTTCTATCCTATAACTGTCGCTTACAGATCTAATTAGCGTGATCTTTTGGCCTGTGATAATTGTTGTGATCTGCGTATCTTTGTCCTGGCCAATCTCTGTTCCTGTGATTCGTATGCTTGTAGCAACCTGGTCTAACTTATCTTCTTCCTTTCCTATATCTAGTGCATCTAATAATGACAGTAAGTCAGTCATGAACTCTTGTGCCAGGTAATCTATATCTAACTCTGTAAAGTCTAGATCTGCTTCATTATCTAAGAAATTTTCTGACAAGTAGTCAATTTCTAGATCTGCAAAATCAAGATAATCTGCGGTACCTTGTTGCTGTTCTTCAATAAGATCTTGCCTGGGAGTAGGTGGGTTAACAATTAGCATATTGTCTATAAAGTCCAACGTAAGATCTAACACTACAGGATCACTAGGTGCTTTCTCGTACATAGATGCTACTGTGGCTTGAAAAGGTTTATTTAGTATGACCGTTCCCATTGCTGTGGTTACGCTTATCTCACCGCTACTTGTGCCGTCAGCTTGCGGCAATAGAATTACCAAAGTGCGTTGTAACTCATCAACTGTTACAGATAGCGAGGTACCTCTGATGCCAATAGTCGCACTGTTTGTTTTTAATTTAATTCTTTTCTTAGGGATCCTACCTAATTTACTACTTACAAATCTTGCAGTACCTTTAGCAAAGGTTAGTGCCATCTGTGACTTTTGTGGATCTGGATTAAAGACAAACTCATCAATAACAATCTTTGAGTTTTCTGTTAATCGTATCTGCGTATCATCAATGAAAGTTATACCCATACGGCCTTTTGCAGTTTCCACGTTGTCATAAGATACAACGCCAAAATCTACTGTGGCTTCATAGGGTTTGTCTCTTACAACTCTAGCAACGCCGTTTACTTCGCTTATGTTTCCAATATTAACAACCTGTGCTTGTGCCTTGATCGTTTTGGATAACACAGAAAGTTGAAGAATTAGAACCCACGCTAATAATTTTAAGCCAGTCATTATCTAATGTTGATTTCTGTTGTATGTTGAAGCTTCTGTTGCTACCAGTATGATCTAGATAAAAATAGCCACCTGCGTAACCATCACCATCATAAGTAACTGTGTTATCAGATCCATCAATATCCATATAGTTTGTCGCTAGATCTACGTCTATTGCGGCAGTTATTGAGTTACTAGATCCGTTAATGATCCAGTCTAGATCTAACGTACTCGCTTGTGCGGCCATAGCGTGATTGAGAGTAAACGTATTACTGTTACCTGTTGCCTGGACATTTACGTTACTGCCGTCTGCGCTATACGTATTGGTTTCGTCTGTACTCATGTTGAACGTATTACTATTGCCATCAAATACAAAGTTACCTGTGTAATTATCCGCCCATATATCGCCTAAGAACTTGTTACTGTCTCCTATCATGTCTAGGTTAAGGTTCATAACCGTGCCGTCTAGATCTAAGGCCGTCATACTACCTGCGGCCGCATCTGCGCCACCGATAATATTGCCAGATCCTAATTGCTCAAAATCAAAGTTAGAGTTAGAAGATCCTGAACTTTGATCTATAAAGATCTCATTATCTGCGGCATATAAAGGCGCAGACAATAAGAGTAATAAAAATAATTTTTTCATTATTTATACCTCCAATAATTATTGTTTACACCCTCTTTGATCGTTTCTAAAACTGCTGTTTCTATAGCTATTTGTAATGCAATGCTCATAGGTTCATTTGCTACAGATCCACCTTCTATTTCTACTAATTCTGTGCCTTCGCTTATAAATCTAAATACATCGTTATCCAGGGAAGCTGAGAATACTGATTTAGTAACTAGAACTTCTGTTAGGATCCTGCCTGTACTTACGGACACAGTGCGTAGGCTTACTGTTATTTGATCTTTTCTAACCTTACGGCTTGCGCCTAAACCTAAATACCTGGCACCCATACCTGCGCTTTCTGTTTTGTCATAACTTAAAACGCCACCAGTCATAACCATATCGCCGAATTTAAGCGGCATAAGCTTTTGATCTTCGTCAAATGTTTCCCTGGTAGATCTAATTAACTGCCTTTCTTTAGTTACTGCGTCTAATGACACTCTTTCTACTACGTCAAAAAAGTTAGAGTGCTTGAGTGCGCGTATTAGGTAGGCGTGTGGTGCCTGGGTAACTGCTGTACTAAATGTAGCGTATTTAGAATTAGATCTTCTTTGTCCTGTAAGATCCTGAAACTCATAAACCGCTATGACAGGCTTTCTTTCTGGTTCTGCTACGTCTTTTAGATCTGTATGTAACGTTTGCATTACAGCATTTTCTAAATACTCAACTGGCGGTAAGTTGTTTTGTATTGGATCTAGCATTAGCGTACAACTAGAAAGTAAAACCGCCGATAGGAACGACAACAATCGTTTCTGTTCCATCTTCAGAAATGATAGTAACTCTAACTTCATCATCTGTTATCTCATATTCAATAGTATTGCCGTCTAATTCCATAGATCCGCTTTTGTTAGGATTTTCACCAAACAAAGCATCTTCTACTTGCCTGGCAATGTTGGCATAGATCCTGGAAGTAAGGTTTCTCATAAACCTAGCTTCTACAGTATTATTTTTTTCTCTTTCTATTTCGTCTTGCAGGGCTTTTATTTCGTCTGCTATGGCTTCACGCCTGCTAGTTTCTTGCGAGTCAATAGTTAAGTAATGACTTGATGTATTTACACCACTAAAAGAAGGTGACTTAAATTCATGCACCATTTCATCTGCTTGGATCTGCTGAACTACGACCACAAATAAGACTGCTACTAAACCTAAGATAACAATTAAATGATCGTAGTTTTGCATTAGTCGCGCCTTACATCGCCCCTGGTAGGATCTGTCTTAGATATTTTGTTTTGTTCTATAAGATTGGGCAGGCCTAAGATTGTCTTGATCATAGTGTCCTGCCTCAAAATTTCATTGTCGAGGCTACGAATTCTGTCGATGAGTGCAACCAGGATCCCATGCTGTGCGTCTAGTTTAGATCCTAAACGTTCTTCTATGTTGTCCAGGCTTTCTTGTACCTTGTCATCTACCGTGTCCAGGCGTTCTGATAGGTTATCTACAATCTTAAATACTAATTTATATACAAAGAATCCTACGGCTATTAGTGCGGCCGTTGGTACGCCCAATTCTGACACTAATAAAACAGCTTCATCCATTAATCAGGTTTAAATATATTTAGATCTATAAGTTTTTGGCGGTTAGCCAGGTGTTCTTTTTCTACGTCTTTCTTTGATTGCCCAAAATAGTCTACTGCTAAATGGTTGTCTATCAATGCTTGGTTTATGTTTACGCCGTCAACCCAGATAGTGCCTAAGACTCTGCCAAACTTACCTCTAGAATCTTTTAACTCAGTTTTTATAACAATTTTTTTGCCGTTTTCTATAGAGTCTTTTAAAAAATCTTTAGCCAGTAATCCTCTAGCTTTTTCGTCAAGGTTTCTAGTGCGGCTTTCAGGGGTATCAATAGCAAATAGCCTGACAGAAGAACTAAAGTGAATATCAAAACCAAGAGATATACGACAGACCAAAGAATCTCCATCAATGACTCTTTCAACTTCGCAAGCATATTCATACATTAGATATACCTGGAAGCGAGCAGGGTAGTGATGATGAGTGGGTAGATCCCCCACATAATAGTTTCTAGTCTTTTAAATTTTGCAGATCCTTCGTCTAATCTGTCTTCGATGTATTTGAAGCGTATAGAGTTTTCACGCTGATACGCTTCTAGTGTAGTGATTGTGTCAGTTTGGTTTTCCATCAAGATTTAAGAGTTTTGACAACTCTCCTTGTTCATACATAAAGTGTCTTTTTTTAAGTTCAAATTCTCGTACCTGCTCTGTAAAGTCGTCTAATTGTTTTTGTAGATGTTGCATCGTTACGGCTATTAGATATTGTTCGTCATCTAACGTGTCACTACTTATAACACTGCCATCAACTAAATTTATGCTGAAGGTTTTCCTTTGAATAGCGTTTTCAGCTTGTTCCAGGCTTCCTTTATCTTCTGCTTTATTTTCTTCATTTTTATCATCCATTTTGCACTCCTAAGTTAATGTTTTTATTCTGGGAAAGACTGTTCGTTTGCCGTTCTCTTGGCGGCCTTTACGTCATTTGTCCATACTGCATTTGCTATAGCTTGTACTTCAGAAGACTCACTAGAAATATCTGTATCTGTGTGTGTCCAAGAATCGTCTTTATTTTTGACAGAACTGACAGCTTCAAGTGCGTGTCTATGATAAGCCCTAGAAATTTCTACTCCATCTTCTTTGATGACTGTAGCAGTACGAATTTGTATATCTTTAGTAGTTCCTACTATTTCTATTTTATCTTCTTCAGTTGTTTTTGTTATCGCCATTTTTTCTCCTTGCCTAGAATCCACTAAGCATAATTGTTAAACACTGTGATAGACCGCAGACAGCATTAAATATACTGGATTACCTGACTGCCAACCTATATTAGTAGGCGCACCTGAAACGCTTACTACTCTTATATAAGAATGTCCATTTGTAACGTAGCCTGCAAAACCATGTGAAGGTTGAGCAATAATGGCGCTTGTATGAACAAAACTTGCAACTGAGTAACCTTGTCCGTTTGTATGCACATAAGGCAATCCGTGTATTTCTGCGGCACCTGAACCCGCATCTGAAATATTTGCACTTAAGTAACAATCTACATGAACTAACCCACCAACTTTTATGTACTTTGCATAATTAATCGTTACTGTAAAAGAACCATTGCCATTTGATGTTTGAAAAGTAGGTGTCCAGCTACCCTCTTCATAATCGTCAAGTGCGTTGGCGGCGGCCGTGTCTCCGTTAAAGGAGATACCACCACCTGATTGGAAACGCACTTTTTCTGTGTTGCTAGTACCTAGGCCAAATCTTAAATCACTACCTTGTATGTTTATAGGGGTATAAGCATTTGAACTACGATTATAAGAAAATATACGGCTTACTCCTGATTCAGCAGGAGATATTTCAACGCCTTGCGCGCCACCGTCTGAAATAACTAATTTTTTTTGAGGGGTATTAGTTCCCAAGCCAGTATGTCCATATTGCCCCCAAACAAACAAAGCATTAGCATCGTTATCAGATTCAACTCTAAAGTTTATATCTTGTGAATCATCATTAAATACAGCTTCAGTTCTATCTAACATTAATGCAAGTCTTTGTGTACCAGACTTCATAATATACATATACATATTAGAATCTTCTCCACCATCTGTAGGAGTCATAATTCTAGTATTTATCATGCCATAAACTATATCTTCTGAATTAGCATTACGACCTTCAAAATCTATTTGACCTAATATATCGTCATCATTAGGTGAGCCAGAGTTTCTATATAGTCTAAGGTTTGGGCCACTATTCGCATCAGCATCAGTAGATGTAAGAGTTAAGTGTGTCAGAGTTATCTGCTACTGTAATCGTAGAAGCTGAAGTTGCATTTATGCTAGTAAAAGTACCTGCGGCGGCCGAACTGCCGCCAATAACAGCACCATCAATAGTGCCACCGTTTATGTCAACTGTATTACTAGCAGTCACAGAAAAGGGCATAGTGATCCAGGCATTATTAGCGCTATTACGTAACTTTAATAGATTATTGCCTGTGTCTAACCACCAAAGATAAGCATAAGTGGTACTTGGTGCGGAAGATCCGCTATTATTGGAAGATATGGCCAGTGCCATATTGTTAATGTCTGCTCTGACTGTAGCACCAGAAGCATTAGCTATGACGTAATCATGTTGTGCCATCTAAAACCTACCTTTAAATGTTATAAATTTTGTACAAAAGACCGTAAGTTGCATATTCATATTGTCAATATCCCCTTGCTAGATAGTAGGCAGTTCTAGATATACCAGTACCGCTTGCGTTATAAAATCTAAGTGTAAAACCTGTAGCGGAACTGCTTGTAATCTCATAATAATCGCCTGTGGCCATATCATTAGCAGTTATTGCAATCTGTGGAGTAGCCAGGAAGGGTGTAGCGTAAGTAAATGCACTGCCACCTGCATTTGTAGTATTAGTAGCTGATTCAAACCTAAAATAAACTTCTGCTTTCGCAACTAATTGCGATACGTTGATTTGGTGTGTTGTATCGCCAGTAGTACATTCAAGCTTAAACTTATGGCCTCTACCGTAATAGTTACCAATAGTAAATTCCTGGTAAGCTGACCAGGTTGCAGATCCGCTTGCAGGATCATCATTGGTAGAAGCTATAAATAAAGTAGCGTTTACATCATCAAATGTATTTGCGTCTATAGCATCCCAAGTATCTATATTGCCTGCTCTGTTATCCCATATATCTGAGGTTGCAACGGTAGCAAATGTCACGCTTCCAGATAAAGTAGCTGACATAACGCGCGTAAGATCTATCTTGTCTGCAAATTCGTAAGATCCTGAAGTATCAACACCACCAATAGAGTCAAACAATCCCCAGGTATCTATATTTTCAGTCTTACTGTCTATAAGCGTATCAGCTTCAAATTTCAGTACACCGCTATCTGCATCTACAACCATATTTGTTTTTGTGCCTGCAAAAGTTGTATCTGTAATAGTAGCCTGATCTCTTTTGTCAAAAACAGATGCCGATACGGTATTTACAATGGCAGTCGCGCTCACAGATTTGTTGCCTGTTGAATCAACAGCTTTTATTAAATAAGTTCCTACAAGCAAGGGCATAGATGCTGAGTTAGAAGATCCTGGTATATCAGATCCTATTTTTAAAGCTTGCCCCCAGGTTGCACCGCTTGTTGCAACGCTGTGTCTAATTTCAAATGTACCGCCAACTTTTACATCTAGATCTGTAGTAGGAGTCCAGGACAAATTTGCTTGTGTACTTTCTGCTCTTAAGTAAAAGTTTGTTACGTTAGCAGGTGCCGCACTGAGTCCTGTTATCTCTGCTGTTGTGGTTGCATAGGGTGATTTGATACCTGCATCGTTTACAGCACGTACTCTAAAATCATAATTATCTGGTGCAATGTCAAAGAACTCAAAGAAAGTACCAGTTGCAGATCCTAAACGTTCAAAGTTTGTAGCTTCTGAAGTTAGTTTGTACTCAACCTCATAACTTTCTATATATATTCCAAGTGCTTCCCATTCTGCGTTGCTTTGTGCTACCCAAGACAATACTGCCTTTGCCTTAACACCTGAACCTGCTGTAGTAGATATAAGCGACTCAACAACACCTGTGATACCAGGAGCATTAACGGCAGGCAATATTGATGTTCCTTTAGCGTTTAATAACACTGTCGCGTAATCAGACATAAAACCAGCTGTGTTTACGGTTCTGATAGCAAACTGGTAAACACTAGGATCTAAATTATCAATTGTGAATTGTGTTCCTGTAACTGTTCCTGCTTGTGTATATGTTTTGCCAGTCGCACCTTGTATGTAAGCTACTTCATAATGTTTGATATAAGGTGTCGTAGGTGCCGCCCAAGACAAACTTACTCTGTTAGTAACTTTAGGATCGTTAAATAAAAGACTTTCAGAAGCGGTTAAATTTGTAGGTGCAACCACAGTATCTAATGAGGGCAGGGCGGTATTAGGTGCTGTGTCGAAAGTTTTAGCAGTACCTACAGTATAAACGTCTGCATCGTATTCCCTGGCAACTATAGAAATTTCATCATTTGCTTCTATGCCTACTTGTATAACTCTAAATAATTTACCTGCGCCGCTATTAAGGCTAGACCAACCAGGAGCGTCTAATTTTATATAAATGACATCTCCAACTTCTGCCAACAACCCTTCTTGTGTTGTGTTAAATTCAATCAGTATGTTTTGTCTGCTTTGCTTTAATACTTGCTCAGCAATAATTTGTGCCTGGTAGTAATCTGCTGTGAATGGCAGTTCTATTTTTCTTTCTAACAGTAAGCCGTTATCTTGCGTTTTGTACGTACTGCTTTCTGAATAAACAAAATCAGCTTGCCACTCATTCTCAGGATTAAAAAAGTTTGCTTGTACTCTATTGGCCAGGCTTTGTTTGCCAGGTAACGTAATATTAAAGTTAGGCATTATGTTTGACTCGTCAAAAGTCAAACTTGCGCTTTCGGGTTTATCAATAATCAGTTTGTAAAAACCACCACTAAACACAAGCATACCTCTACAAGATGTAAGCATTTTGTTAAGTATGTCCATGCTTGACTCGCCTACAGTCACCACACCGTTCATCGTAAATCTTTTTTGGGTAATGGTCGTGCCATCGTCTTTAGTGATAGTTATTTTTTCATCACAATAATTTGCGGCCGCTTCAAAAGAACTGTTGCTAATTTGGCTTGATGGTATGCCTTTTCCATAAGTTGTATTTATAAGGTAATCTCTTATACATAAGGCAGGGTTATTACTGTAGCGATCTATTGAAAAAGCGGTTCCTGAATAAGTGTTTCTAGTGTCTTCTACAACTTTACCTAATACATCAGCATTGATAGTAGGCACACCAGATCCCCATACGTCAGGATCAGATTCTAATTGCACGTATAGATAAGCGACACCGCGTAATCTATATTCAGAAGTCCATTCAAATGGTTTGCCATCAGAATTTGCAACAGCAAGTAATTCTGCATCTGCCGCCTGGTTAGCTTCACCTCTATGTACGCTGATATAAGCTTTACCTTCAAAACGCGGATCCATTTGCGGCCAGATTTCTACATTATTAGCATAGACCTTTTTTATGGCACCTATTGGCCCCTCACAAAGTGCTATAACCATATTCAAATAGTGATTAGGCACTTGGCCATCTGGATAGTCTTCGGTTGGGCCATCGTTTATATAACTTGGAGAAGTTGAAACAAAAACCTGAACACCACCTACACGCCTTGCACCATATATAACAGGTAAAGGTGCTGAACTAGATCTACTGTTACTAAGAACAGTTGCGCCTTGCTGTGCTAATCCAATTTCTGGGATCTTAAATAAGCTATTTACATAACTGCCTGCTGAATAAAAGAATGCGGCGGCGGCAACATAGCCTATGACTTGTTGACCAACAATACTTGCACCTGCCGCCCAGGCTAATCCTGAAAAGAACCTTACTACACCTGCTACAAAATTTACTGCCTGTGGCATTAGCTAATCCTTATACTCCAATTATAAAAACCAAAATCTAGCACCTTACTAATGCTAGTTTTGCCATCTTCAGGAACAGATAAAACGTTAGTTCCCATACATATATGCCCCATCTCAAATGCTTCGTCATGCACTATTAAAATATCACCTGTCCTGGCTAACTTTGGGGGTAATCTAGTTGCACCTAATTCTTCAACGATGCCATCTGTGAAGCTGTACTTCTGTTTTTTGTTAAACTTTACTGCTCCAATCTTTGTTTTGTATTTACCGTAAATCATGTGCAAAACATCTTTGCCCCATACTTCATCGATGTATTTAAGAACTAAGGTATTGCAGTCATTTGTACCCCAGGCAAAAGGGGTATCAAGTTCCTTTTGTGCAAATTCTATCGTTTCTATATCTCTCATTCTGGTATTGCAAAATGTATATTTTCTTGAGGTTTAGCCGCGCTGATACTGATAGTGGTGGTTTTCTTACCACCCCTGGCCGCGCTAGTAGCTTTAACAGGTAACTTAATATAACTATAAGCGCCACCGCCAACGGCAGTAGAAGTAGCGGCAGTGGCTACGGTTACTGTAAAGCTGTTTGCGTTTGGTACGCTTACAACAGTGTGCGATTTGTTGAGATCTGAAGCAGGTATACCACCTACGTCAGTGCATCCAATAATTACAACTGTATCTCCAACAGCTAAACCGTGTGCAGTGTGGTGAAAGGTGACAGTCGTGCTTCCTGAAGTCGTTGCTACAAATGGGCTATTGGGTGACAAACCATCTATAGTAACGCCGTCACCTCCACCGTTATTCACTGTACTGGAGACTGTATCTGTTACTGTTATATTTACCGCATCATTGCTTTTTATTGATGCTATTGTTTTTGTACCATTGATACTAGAAGCGGCTACACCACCAACGGCCGTAGATCCTGCAATGGTGATTGTTTCGCCAACGTCTAAACCATGATCTGCAATATTGACTGTGACGGTGTTAGCAACTGTTGTGTCGGTTGAAATAGGTGGTGATGTTGTTTTTTCTTGTTTAACAACTTCAACTTTTGCAGTTGTTACGCCGTTGCTGTCTACTTCTACAACTTTGAAAGGTTTATTTACAAGATCTATTTCAGAAATGCCGCCTATATCGCCAGTGTTTTTCAAAGTTACATAGCCACCTTCTTTTATAGTTTCTGTTGGATCTAATATTTCTATTTGATTTTGTTTATTAGTTGTTGTTTGTGTTTTTATGCCTGTTGTAACTTGCGGCTTTCCATATACTGTCAAAGATCTACCACCTGCAAAGTTTTCAACAACACTTACAGTTTCATCAACATCAAAATAAAAAGCGTTAGGATCTGAAACAGTTATTGTTTTTTCACCATTTATAGAACTAGCAGGAACGTCTGTAGTGCCTTCAGCACCACCAATATCAACCGTATCACCTGTACTAAATCCATGCTCTGCAATATTTATATAAACCCTATCGCCTAAATCTGGATCTATAAGAATTGGATTACCCCAGGGATTTGTAACTACCTGTGACTCAGATCCTATACCGCCTGTGTTTACATAGGATGCACCTGTTAGTTCACCTGTTAAAGATCCTGCACCTTCTACTCTGTTACCACCGTTAAACTCTTGCCCCCAAACTATGTCTTTTATGATCTGAGAAGCGTAAATAAAACCTTTGTCGCCAGGATAGTACAATTGTTGATTTTCGTGGTTTGTGTATCGCCCTGGAGTCTTTTCAAAATCTACAAACTGATTTGAAACTGTTACACCTATAGTAGCTAAACCTGAATCTGTATCTTCTGTGATAACAGGGTTATCCATTCTTCCATCAAATATAACTACAGGATCCGCAATCAAAGCGTTAGAAGTGTCTATAAACGCTTTTCTTATAACTACACGCCTATCAACGTAATTTTCTGTTAGGAATAAGTTTGTATATGTTTGATCTACACCAGATAAACCTAGTGTGATCTTAGAAGCTGATATAGATGCAGATTCTTCTATAGTGTCAAAATTCAAAAAGAAACCTAAAGCTGTATATGTGTTGCTGTTATAGGTTATGTCTCTAAAGTTATCAGTAACGTAATAGGTAGCACTATCCAAGTAAACTTCTATTAGGTGCAGTGGATGTGATTGATCTTTTACAATCTCATTCTGGAAAGCTGTTGTACTTCCTCTATTTGCCACTAGATCACCTCAACAAGTTCTATTTCATATTGGTAATATCCTGATGCGTCAGTTGTGTATTGTCTGTTGTCACTTGAGAAAGCGACCTGGAAAGGCACAGACGCGATCGTTAATGTTTCGTTATCAGCAACAGCACTATCTAACTTAGGTGCAAAATTTAAAGTTGCCGCACCAGATCCGTTACTGCTCATATCTGCTGTAGCCATATAAACTTTTGAATGGCCTGAGAATTTAAAGAAATCACCAGATCTTAAAATATTAGATGTGCTTGCAGTTAATCCATCTATAGCGGCAGAAGATACACCTGCGGCTAATGCACCGTTTACCACTGGTGATTCACTAGATGCGCCCCTGGTTGTGCCTATTGTTGTTGGCACCCAGGTAAAGGTTTCAAACTGACCACGTTGTGCAACGCTAAATGCAAAGATAGGATCTAAATCAGATCTAGCCAGGGGAGGGAAGATACATTTGAACAACCATCTTTGCCCACCTCTAGATCTAACCTGTCTACGTAAGTTATTGGCAACACTGATAAGCGTAGGTTCAACGCTTTGTACTTCTATGCTGACTGGTTTTGGTGTGCTTGGAAATGTTCCGCTCATCCTAATGGCCCTCGTTTACCGCGCTTTCTAAATGATTGTTCTACTATTCCTACAATAGTTGGTGCTTGTTCTGCTATAGCCGCCGTTGCACCTTTTGAATCAAATGCTTTGATCTCATAAGTGATGTTTACGTTGGTATCACCACCACCTGCCATAGCTAGTCCGTGATTAGGAACTATGCCGCCGCTTTGTCCTGGCACAAATAATTCTGGCCCTTTCTCACCAACTAAATATGGTCTACCTGCTGTTACCGGGCCGCCTTTTTCTCTTGGTATTGGAAAAAAGCTAGTTACTGCTCCTACTATTTGTTGCACTACATAAATTCTTATTAATTCTGCGATGATGGCTTTAGCAATCTGATCCATCGTGTCTTTCAAGCCTTCTGCCCCTGTTCTGATATTCATAAAGGCATCTGTTAAACCTGCTTCCAATGTGTTTGCTACGTTTTCACCTAACTTTTCTAGATCTGCAAATTTGTCTGCACCTTCATTAAATACTTTTGCAAAACCATCACTAAATTTTTCTAGTCCTGGAAAACTTGCACCTAATCCTCCTACTGCATCTTCTGTTTCTTTTATCTTTGCTGTTGAATTGATTGCGGCTAATGCTACGGTTGTAAGCTTATTAGCAAATTCTTCTGCTTTTTTTCCTGCCGCACCAGTAGCAGTCATTAACTGACCTTGTACCTCTGCAAACTTTTCAGCTTCTATAGAAACTAACGGTAAAGCATCTAAAGCTTCTAACATTGTTAGTTGGAAATTAACAAAAGCGTTATTGATGCCTACAAAAGTTTCTTCTAAGGTATCTCCAAACTGACCAACGACACGGATTGCATCAGCTAGGGCGTTAACCATTGTTGTGGCAATCGTTTTTCCTAACCCGTCAAATGTGCCGTCTGCATCCCTGCCTGCACTCAATGTGTTAGTTAATTTTGCTGACAGTTGATCTAAAGCAGGCAAGAAAGCACCAACAATACCAGATGCTATTGCGTTTATTTGTTTCTTCACACGATTAACACTATCTGCAAATTGCTCTGCTTTTTTGATGGTATCTCTGCTTATCAGTAAGCCTAAATTTTCTGCTTCTTCAAAGAAATTACGTAAACCTTCAGATCCTTCTTTGAGTGTTGATACCAGGGCAACACCTTCAGAATCAAAGAACTTAAAGGCTAATCTAACTTGCTCTGCTGAGTCAGTTGTATTTTGTATAGCATCTGCAACATCAAATAGTACGCTTTCTACATCTCTTAGCTTGCCGTCACTATCAAATAAACTAATGTTTAAATCTGCAAGTGCTTGTTTTGCTTCACCAGTTCCCCTGGCGGCTTCAGCAGTTCTACGTATGAACCTTTGTAAGCCCATATCTAGAGCCGTAATCTGTACACCTGTTTGCTCTGCCGCAAATCTTAGCTTCTGTAAAAATAAAGGATCTACGCCTAGTTTCTCTGACGTTTTGCCTATGCTATCGAGCATACTGACATATTTAGCTACTACTAGAGAGACAGCACCTACGGCGGCAGTTATACCCACAGCAACTTTGCCTAGGGCTTTACCTAAACCTGCCGCCAAGGATCCTGCTTTAGCTAAACCTGCTGATAATTTTTTAATTGGCGCGCTGAACTTGTCAACGGCCGTAATTATCATCTTAAATTTATCCACGCTTATTCTTATCCTCTAATATTTTTAAATATGCCATCCAACCGACAAACTCATCTACTGTTATCGCCCCTAACTCCTCTAATGTTTTACCTAACCTGTCTGCTAATGCGTATTGGGCGAATAAATCCGCATCAGCATTTATTTTTTTTCAGCAGTCTCCATATCGTCAGTTCCCATGATCCAGGAACCAACTCTAGTCATAACTGTTACATCAACGTTATTCAAAAGTTTATGTTTATCATCCATCGTAAACATCTTGTCGCCGTTACCATCTAACGCCTTGTGTATAAGGGCATAGGCAAGCAGTTCTAGTTCGTTATTTTTGGATAACTTATATAACTTCTGACTTTCGTTTAATGTTAATGGTTTTGCATAGATGACTAATGGGCCACTCTCATCGCCCCATTCTTCAACGCTAAGAGATCTAATCTCTTGTTCGTTGAAGTGGGCGACCGCTCTATCTATTGCGTTCATGCTGTTACACCGTTGCTGTTGTTACTGCGCCTGTGTAGGTAGCACTTATACTAGCTTCAACCATACCATCAAAAGATCCTGTGATGGATTTTGAAGTTACGATTGCTGTACCAGTATAGTAAGTGTCACCAGTTGCGGCACCTTCTGGGTACAGAACTAAAGTTACAGAAGATCCAGGTGCTAGTGCAACCTGACCATTTGTATCAGTCTCATCCCAAAAAACATCAACTGAAGCATCAGCAGAAGTTAAACCAGAAAGGTACGTTCTAGCCGTATCTCCCATAGCTGTGTCTTCTATAACGTCAGCATTTGTATTGATAGTCCATGTACGAACCTCTGCTACTGTGTTTGAGCCAACCTTGACTAGCCCTTCTTTTCCTGCGTGAGTCGCCATTTTTATTCCTCGCTATTTTTATTTTTTTTACTTACAGACTTAGATTTCTCTTCAGTCCAACCTTTACTTTTTAAATACTCCACCTGGTCTATATGTGCATCAATGCTGTCTTTGCCATCTGGAGAATATAAAACTGCCATATCTACTCCTTACACCGCCGTTTGTGGTGCATTTTCTATAGTCATGTATTCAACGGTATACGTTAGAGATACAACAGCTACAGGTTTTTCACCTTCGCCGTCATATTCAATTTCAGTAGATTCCAGGTAAGAGTTTTTAGCCAGGCCGTTAAGCGTGACATCATTACCCATTGCTGTCTCTACCTCTTTTGCTATCGTATCAACAGTATCGTCATAATTACTTACTGCCTTCACATATCCTTCAATAACTAAAGATAAGTTTCTTAAAAGTGTCCTCGCACCTGACATAGTTACTATTTCGCTATCCTCAGATTTGGTATATATCAACAAACCAGGCAAGTTAGCCGCACCAAGGGGGTATACCCTAGATTGGTAGACTTTAGATCCAGTAGTGCTTAACCCTGTAAGGGTTGTAGCCGCTCTTTCTCTAAGTTGTTGCCTGACGTGTGACACTATTGCTCCTCTAAGATCAACGTAGTAACACCCACGCCATCTGGTTGGACATTGATAATGTTATAAGTAACAGAACTAATTTGAATCGTGTCGCCAATCTCTACATTAGTCATATCTGTAGATCTTCCTGTGCATACAGGTTGAGTTCCTTCTACTTCCATGCCAAGTCCAGGATCTATAGCAAAGTATTCTTTGTTTAAGATCACATTAATGCTAGATCCGCTACCATTTATAGTGATAGTGGCCGCTACACCATGTGCATCTGTGTCAAAGTAACCTGCTAGATCTGACGCTGATTCAAGTACCATTACTTAGCCTTTTTCTTAGGTGCCTTTTTGACAGCTTTAGTAGCTGTCTTTTTTGGTTTATCAGAAACATCGCTTGCTGTGCCGTTGCTTACGAATTGTCTTGCTTCCGCAGAAGACACTTCTACAACGTCATTTTTCTTACGCATGATTCCTCTAATGTAGGCATCCTGTTCCATTTTTATTTGTGCCATTGTTTGCTCCATTGAAAGAGGGGAGCGAACTCCCCTCTAATCAAATTAATTAAACAGTGATGTCCTTAATCGCCGCGAAAGCGTTAGGGATTCTCACAGCAACATCAACATCCTGGAAGAACGCGATTCTAGTTCCACCAGAAGTGCTTAATGTTGAACTATCAACAACAACGTCAACACCTGACCAGAAGCCCATCATTACTTGTGCAAAGTCACCCAAGATGAGTGCATGACAAGATCCTGAAGTAGATCCTTTGGTTAGTGTGCTAGGAACGTTAGTTGAAACAGTTACATTGTGTCCTAAGATAGAATTGCTATCGTTAAGGATGAAGTTACCTTCTACACCTGAAGACTGTCTAGGTATTTGTCTCATCGCACCCTGTACGCCAGGAGTAGTTGCGAAATTCAAAGTACCAGTTAGAGCATTGTCCGCCGCAATAGCCGCTTCCATGTCTACAATCTTCGCGTAAGTAACAGCACCACCGTTAGTGCCAATGGCAACAACGTTAGTGTCAGACTCTTGCAAGATACCTGAAGGCTCATTAGATCCACCGCCATTTAGAGCAACCTGGTCTATTTTAGAAGCCATAGTTTGAACTACGTCATTTCTTAGTATTTGCTCAACAGAAGGATCTGATTGCAATGCTAGTTTTCTTGTGTAGTCAACGTATGTAGCTAAAGTCTTAGGTGCCATTGTGACTTGTGCGAAAGTTGCCGCGCCTTCACTTGGTGCAGATCCTTCAGCAACAAAAGCAGTATTAGTTACAGATGCAGAAAGCTTTGGAATCGCTATATCACCTTGTAAACCAGTCATAACTCTGCCGCCTAATTGTGCAACAACTGAGTTAGCATAGACTTCACCGATGAACTCATTCGCCAGGTGATCTGTTCCCTTTAAGAAACCACCTTGTGAGTTAGTTCCAACAGTTTGATCCCTTTGCCCCCAACCTATGTCCATAGGTAGGTAGAAACCTCTAGCTTCTTTACCAGTTCTAGCGGCGATTTCATTAGAAATCTCTCTTTCTAGTCCTGCATTTGACCAGTCACCGCTAGATGCCGCTCTAATCGCGTTCAAGAAAGAATAACTGCTTCTTTCTCTGTCGTTTAGTCCAACTTCTGCTACTGGTGTTTCAAGTGGCTTATCGTCTGCTATTTGATTAAGAAGGATCCCTCTAAATTGCTCTAAAGAATGTCCTTCCGCTATTGATACATCAGCTAAATCACGTTTGTTGTGTTTAGTAGCTAATGCAAGTATTTCCTTTGCTTCTTTAGCAACTTCAGATCTAACGCTTACAGCAGTTTCAGATCTAACAGCTTCTAAATCAACTTCTGGAGTTTTATTTTCTTCCATTTTCTTTTCCTTAATAGAATTGTTTATCTCTACAGGGGCTTCCACCTCTGCGCTATCTTTTGACCTGGCAACACCAACCATAGGGTTTGTGTCAGCAGGTAATGAAACCAGGCTTGCTTCCATAGGAGTCCAACTGGCTCTATAGGTCGTATCTTCAGCAGACTCATCCCTTACCATAGAGTTGATTCTGTAGCCGACACTGACTGAACGCTTAATACCATCCAAAACATCGTTCCAGGTTTCTTGTGCTAGTTCGCTTCTTCCAAAGCGCACCGTTGCCAATGTCCTATTGGTAGCACCGTCTAAATTAAAATCCTCAACAATACCTACTTGCCTAGTCGTATCATGGTCTAGTAAAACAGGCATATTGCCGCTTCTCGCCCAAGTCATATCAACTGACTCAGGGGAATGGTCTAGCACCTCCATTCCAAAACTACGTTCCACAGGTTCCTCAGAAGAAAGAGCAATGCGGACAGTTCTTTTGTCCTCATTAATCATTTCTGCCCTGGATAGATCAATGGAGCGGTAGTTAGTTTCGTCTTTATCAAAACGCTTTTCTTCGTCTTCATCATCGCCGTATGAATTAGATTCAATTTCCTGGACAACTTCAGCTTTTGCAAACTTTACGTTGTAAGAATCTTCGTCTTCCTCAACAGCTAAGATATGACGACCTTCCGTTCTTTCATCCATATCTGTCTCCTTGGATTTAAGTTTTAAATTTGAGCCGTTAGGCTCGCTTTCTATAGATTCCTCTATAAAAACTGTTTCACCTCTATCAGCTAACTTACGTTTAAGCTCATTGATGATTTTTTTCATACCGCCTGTACCTAGTTTGGGATTGACTACACCCCATTTCATTAGAGCTACAATGCCTGCAACATTAGATACGTTAGGCTCTTTGTCTGTATCTACAAAAGCATTGCCATCATTAACACTGTGTCTTGCCGCCCATGCTTCGCGTTCCTTGATCCAATCTAAAACGCCTTGTGTTTCAGATCCTTGCCTGGCTTTACCCCATAATGTGAAGGCATCACTGCCCCTTATGTTGCCGCCTGCGCTCCAGATCTTCTTGTGATTGTTTTTAAGATCTAAAACATATTCATAATCAAACTGTTTGTATTTAGAATTACGCAAACTAATCTTCTGATCGTCACCAGATTCAGGAAAATTAGTTTCTCTGTGGTCTAATTCAGACACTTTTTACCCCTTGCAGAACAGCAAAAACCCTTAGTCCTAAAGAAAACAAGGCGACAGAGAGTGCGCCCAACGCCTGTATTTTGCTCATCATTTGTAATAAATGATCCCACCTCAACTGCTTAATCATTGTCTGCACCCTGTAATTCAGGTTCAACAGCGCTTGTTTGCGCTCCAAAAGGTTGAAATGCGGTAGTTACACCGTATTGCTCTGCTAATTTCGTTTCTCTGTCGTGCTGTTCAAATAATTCTTCTACATCACGACCATAAGCGGCCTGAATGTCGCTCATAGTTACTTGTCCTGACTTCAATCCCATAATGTTGGCCTGGATCTCTTTTTGCGGATCTACATAACTCCAAGATCTTGGAATAAACGTGGTTGAGTCTGCAAACTTATCAAATCGTGTGATAGGCATAGGGATCTGATTAGTTGTCATAGCCATCTCTAGCCATTCTCTAAATATTGGCTCTATAAAGTGTGCAATTACGAATTCTTGTATGACTCCAAACTGTGCGCGGTCTTCTAAAGATCCTGCGCGGATAGAACTGTAATTAACTGAACTTAAATCGTTAGCTAATGAGTGATAACTAATATTTAAACCACTTGCTATACCTCTTAGAATTGCAGTTTCAAATGCTTCAAATGCAGACGTAGGGTGATTAGGTTCAAAACTCTTAAAGTCCATGCCGCTAGGTAGCTGTTCAAATGTTCCTGGCTCAGCTTCCATGATTGGTGAATACGTATCTTCGTAGTCTTCACCTACATAGCCATCACCACCAGGAGAAACATAGAAACCCATTTTGCAGGCCGCTAACCTGGATGCTGTTAGTTCTGCCTGTCTGTAACCATTTAGCGTATGGATTTTGTCCATAGCTGTAGAAGTCCAGGGTACACCGCGTGTCATTTCTGGTCTTTCTTGTATGTAGGCGTGTATTAGTTCCTCCGCAGGGATCCTGGTGTATTTTTGTGAATGAACTGTGCTGTATTGTGCTGAGTCGTAAGGGTGTTGTTTGAATAGATGATAAGCAAGCGGTTTTCCTACACCGTTTACTTCAACGCCCATGCGGATAGTTTTATTGTCTTGTAGTTTGTAATCGTATTCTTCGTCTAGGTGATCCGCTTCTATAAATTGTATTGAGTAGTTATAAGGATTGTCTTTTGTCTTAACGTGCTTAACTAAGCACTCACCATCTCTGGCTAATGTTTCTACAAATAGTTTTTGTGCATCAATAAAACTCAACTTACCAGTTACAGTACAAGTTTCTTTTTTGCACCATTTAGCAAATTCACGTTCTATGATCTGATTGCCTATTATGTCTAGCTGACCGTTATCATCCCTTGCTTTGCATGACAGTCTTATGCCTTTAGTACCGATAACGTTAGCTGACAACAATGCCAGGTATCTTTTAACGTAACTATCGTTCCTGGCTAACTCTCTAGATCTATCACGTAAAGTGCGTAGGGCAGGAGCCAGTTCTGCATCAGCAGACTTTGAATTACTAAAAAAGTCTGCAAACAGACGGCCTTTGTTAGCACCTGCATAAGTTCGCAGGTTAAGTGGTCTACTTTTTTTACGGCCACCAAATAATCTTTTGTACCAGGGCATCTAAAATCTCGCTTTTATTAAGGATCCTGTGGCTAAACCTTTACTGATCCTGTCTTTTTTTATCTCTAAATTAACTTTATATCTGTAGTATTCGTACCAATCGCGTATCTCTTCTGGAGTCATACGGCTTAATGATCTGCCTGCTACACTCATGCTTGATTGATCTATAGATGCTCTGTTTTCCAACATAGCTTCTAGAGCATCAAAAACTATTCTGGCGTGTGACCTAGGATCTGAAGTGTCAGCATCTAAGTTAGCCTCTAGAGTCACAAAACCTGAACTAACAACCACTCTTTGTGAAGATGAGTTAGTAATGTATTCCTGGTAACTGTAATCGCCCTTTGTATAGCCTGACGTAGTCGTACTAGGTACCTCTACTATGTAAGCTGTTGAACTTTCTGTAATTACAGAACTGGCAAGTGCTATTTCTGTGGCGGCCGAACTTAGTAATCTAAAACTATAAGTCAGCGTATAACTTGTAGGGATATAATCTGTTGCTATGTCTTCTCGTTTCCATGCCCAACGGTCGCCAACCGTTAATGTTTCTGGCACATTAGAAGGGTAATTTTCTGAGTCAAATAAATTAGCCAATTTCTGCCCTCATACAGTTTTTTTAAGACCGTAAGTTGCATTTTTAGCTTGTCAACACTCTACCAATCCTTCACGAATGATTTTTTTCTACGTGGTTTTCGTCTTTCTTTAAATAGATCTCTGCCTTTTGGTTCTTTTGTTGGCAGATCTTCTTGTTCTTGCTTTGGCATTTCTGTCTTGCCTGCAATTCTTTCTAGATCTGGGTTCAGTATATGAAAGGCAACCAGGCAATAGTTATAGCAATCTAGTGCTTCGTTTCTGTCTCTCTTCTGTACCCAAACAACTGACTTGCGACCACGTACATACTTAATTGCTCTTTTCTCTGCCGTAAGTTGCTTAAAGTATTCTTCATCCATAGTGGCGGCAAAATGTATGTATCCTGGCCCGGGTTCTTCAACCTGCAACCAACTAAACAAAGTTTCTTTGCAAGTATCTACGCCTGCTGAAAACAGTTGCACTCTTTGTCTGCCAGATTGCGAACTTTTACCTGCTATGGGTTTACCTGCTTGGCTTTGTCCTTTGATTGCAAAGATCCTACGACCTTGCCTGGGTTTTACAAAATTATAAACAGATTGGGTTTGATAACCTGAGTCAACAGCTACACAAGCAATAGGCAAGCTTGGTAGTGTTTCTCTGTCGTATCTTCTTTGTAAATATTCATCTATATCTTTCCATACCTGATATTGTGCTGTTTCACCCCAAAACACCTGGTGTTCTATGACATAAGATTGTGAATCTAAACCCCAACCTATAACACTCATCTCTAAACGGTCTTCCTGGCAATCTATGCCTGCTGTAATAACCAGAACATCATCAGGTATACACTCAGAATCCCAATTTTCACGTTTTGCCATTAGTCCTTCTGACTCTATTTCTTCACCCTGGTCACGCCACACTTCACCGAGGGCAGTATTAACCCAAGTCTTTAACATTTCTGGGTGTTTACGTGCCTGGTTGAATCCAACTGCCATAGATGCCCAAGTTGACCAAGGCGAATACAGCTCTGAAATATGAAATCCTGCAATCGTAGTTGTTTCTTCTTCTGCTCTCCATTCTCCATCGCGTAGCATCTGAATTTTGTGTTTTTCTTCCATAATAGATCCACATTCTTGGCATACATAATGTGCGGTTTCAGGCTCGTTTTCTTCCCAATGAATATTTGCCCATTCCAACGTAATAAATTCGTTACAGTGTACGCATGGCACCCAGAACTTGCGTTTGTCGCTACTTTCAAAGGCAGTTTGTATACGTGATAAACCATCAATAGTAGGTGTCGATGCCATGATGATTTTGCGGTTCCAAAATGTCGTAGTACGTTTTGTGGCAAGTGCTATTGGATCACCTTCACTGCCTGCTGACTGTGGGTATCTATCACACTCATCTACTAGCAATATTCTTATTGGTCTACTTGCTAAACCGCTTGCAGAGTTAGCACCAACTATAGTCATGTGACCACCAGGAAACTTTTTGTGTAAAACGGTGTTTTCGCTATCTCTAGATCTAGGTTCTTTAACTTTATCAACCAGGGCAGGGGATGAAGCAAGCATAGGAGCAAGTCTGTCTTTGCTAAATGCTCTACCCATTTCTATAGTTGGTTGCATACACATAATGGGGCAGGGATCCTGGCTAATGTAGTAACCCAAAACATTTAGTAACAGTTCTGTTGCTCCTACCTGTGCGCTTTTCATAAATACAACGGTTTCTATATTGCGATCAATAATGCAATCCATTATCTGCTTTTGATACGGTGCGCGTGACGTGCGCCACTTGCCTGGTTCTGCGCTAGACTCAGATGTTAAGAAACGGTAGTCATCAGACCACTCACTAACCAGTAGCTTCTTTGGCGGTTGGAACGTCTTTGCCGTTTCTGTCCATACCCAACTCATTGGGTTCTTGATATTCAACTTCTGTGAGTTCGTTAAGTGCTTCATATATTTCGTTAGTTAATAATTCTTCTGCCTGGCCGTAATGTTCTAAACCGATAACCTGGTGTGCCATCTTTGCAGGCAGGTTCAATAACTTAGCTCTTACGTTTGCAACAAACTCTGTCCAGGCAGATCTCACTTCGTCTGCTCGTATCAGTGTGTTACTTAAAACCTGTACTTCCATTTCTGCTTTGTCAGCTTGTGCAGAAGTAAGACGTGACTTATGTTCAGTGATTGTGCCGTTATCAGTGTCGCGCGTTAGTCGTGCTTTATTGCGTAAGTAATTTATGTACGCAAGTCTGCATTGATCTATGTCCATTTGTTTACCTGGCGTGTGCGGAAGTATGTTTTGTCCTTTCAACTTACTTACCCAATCAGGCGTAATGTCCAGGTGCTTTGCTATTTCTACGTTTGTTGCCATGTCAAATCGAACCAGTCAAAAAAGGGCAGTGTCTAAAAAAATATCGCGGCCGTGAAACCTGT